TCATGTCAGCCGCAAGCAAATTATGCATGTCGTTCATTCTAAACTGATAATTAAGATTGAATAAATTATTAGTTGACGTTGAGCCTTGAGTTCCACCAAATGGGAACAATTTAATTATAGTTAATACGGAAGTTGAAATAGGAATATATTGATTCTCTAGATCGCCTGCAATATGCGGATTGGATGAGGTAGTGGTTGCCGTAGCACCAGATTCATATCCTGTGATAGTTTCAGTAGCAGTGAATGTACCTTTCACTTTACGAACTATAAATGCTGTGCCGCCTGCTATGGTAGACTTATCTATTTCAGCAGTTGCGCCGCTAGTAGAGCCAGTTATTGTCTCAGTGGTATTGAAAGCGTCCACAGAACTAGTTATGTTTATTGTCGATCCAGTAATCTGATGCTTTACATACGTCTTCTCAACGCCATCGAAATGGTATTCGTTGAAGAATTGTAGCGCGTCATCTACTCTATCGCTGACCTGATCTTCATCGACATTTATCTCTATGACAGGAAACCCGAGTCTCCGCATACAGTAGTCGATTAAATCTTGTCTTGATGCATTAGCCATTATTTTCTCCTTAAACCTTTGTGACTTCTGGATTCACTGTGATAATGCCTTCTTGCACCCTGGCTACTGTTGTTCCTGTTAGTGTCTCTACATCATAGACGTATCTACCTGCTTTTACAGCACTAGATTGAGTTGCAGTCAATGCAAGTGTTATATTGCCGCCTGCGCTATCGTGAGTCGCTGTGAAGGTCGTATAAGTAGTAGAGTAATAACTTTTGCGAAACTGCGAATAGGCTGTATATCCAGTTAGGTCTTTCACAGTACCATCGGTGTTCTTCACAGGCACAACAATGCTTACGGTTGTGCCTTGGTCGATAGTGAGATTTGCTATGGTTGCCATTCAAGTTTCCTTTATATGTATTTATCATTGTGGGAGTTTAGCTATAATATGAAGACTATTTTAACACTCCTTTATGGTGATAAATATAGTTCAAGTGATGTCGATTATATTTATACGGCTACAAAAGGTAAATATAATTACGTCTGCCTAACAGATCGCCAAAATCAAATGCACATAGATGCCAGAATCAAGACTGTCTTGCTAGATGAGTCTCTTGAATCCAATTGGCGTAAGCTAGAACTATTCAACATACCTAACCTTGGTAAAGTTATTTATCTAGATTTAGACACCGTTATCCAGGGAGACATTGAACCACTGTTTGAATATTGTTCAACTCCTACGATCTGCAAGACATATTGGAAGAATGCTTTCCCGTTTCCCAGTGAGTATAATTCAAGTGTTATGGCGTGGGAGAACAATGATGCCCAACATGTGTATAAATACTACTTAGAACATGAAGATTATTATGCTATAAAATATGATAACAACGATGACTGGTTTTTGTACCATGAAGATCAATTCCAAAGTGTCTTTCCTAAAGGGTTAATCTATTCATTTCTCTGTGGGGTAGATGTTCAGACTGATACCTCTCCTAGAGCATATCAACTGAAGCCAGAATATCCTATAGTATTGTTAAATGGTCAGAGTGAAATTGAAGAGAATTTGAGACAAAAATATGATGCACTTTACCTGCATGAAATGGGGAAACAAGTACTCTCCTGATTATGTGAATAACTTATACGGAATGGTCAGACGCAATTATTCAAAGCGTTTCAAATTCGTATGCTACACAGATGAGCCAGAAGGACTTGATAAGCATATCACAGTCCGATCTATCCCAGACGTAAAACCATTGCATCCAAAATACTGGTTCGGCAGAGAAAACTATTGCTGGGACAGAGCCAAGTTTTTGGTGCTGAACTCCCATGTCTGGTTAAAGACCAAGGGTCCATTCTGCTATCTAGACCTCGACATAATAATTCAAAACAACATCGATGATATAGACGAACTCGCAAAATCTCCTCACATGATTTATTCTAACTGGGAGAATCCTAGAGTCTTGCAAGATAGGCGATTCTTGGATGTCCGTGGATCATTGTATAACTCTAGCGTCATGTTATGGTGCACCGATCAAGGTGAGAAGATTTATAATGATGTATTGAAACATAAAGATACTGTATTCCAAACCTTCTTCAAAGGCACCGACAATTATTATCCTTATAGAGAACACGATGTAGTTGGAGATAACTACTGGAGCTTCTTACCCGCTGATTGGGTGTACTCTTATAATAGAGGACAGCAGTATCCAGAAGACTTAACAGAGAAATTGTACAGAGAGAAGTCTAAGTTTGCCTTGTTCAATGTCGATGTGAGAGGCAAGAATACCACTGGTGTGAAGCCACATGAATTAAAGAACTACAATCTGCTAATTCATTGGCATGGCAAAGATGAGTTTGAGAATCTATGGCTGCCTAAGTTTCCATCTAACTTCTTCACACACAATAAACACACTGAAAAGGTGAAAGCACTTCTCCGCAATTCGGACTACGATACTCTGCAAGCTAAATTTCAGAAAGACTTACCAAGTCTACACAATGACTGGCTGCAATACTCAACCAAATTCGCCACACTGAAAGAGTGGCTTGGATTCTCATCACTTGACGATTATGATCTAGAAAAGAACTACATGAATTCTGAGGTGATTGCAGACATTGAGAAACTACTGAGCGAGAATGACCTAGCATCTCTTGCTGATAAGTTTATGGGAGACTTTCCAGAGTTACAGTCACAACTATTAGGCACAGTCACAACCATCAAGAAAGATATTCCAGAACTTGAGCGTGAAATATCCGATATCAAATTTATAAAACAGATTCAGAAACATCACCGACCACAGATACAAGAAATATATGAGTCTGGTGATATGCTTTCGATGCATCTCAAATTCTGTTCTGACTTTCCAGATGACGATTACATACAGAAGGGTGATCAATCACTATACTGGAATAAGACCTCCGAAGAAATATACGGCATATACAAAAGTAGATACATTGTCAAAATGCATGACGTAGTAGCTGATGAGGCAAAAGAACATGGCATCGTGAGATATTTCTGGAACATAAGCAGATTGCAATGTCTTGCCTTATATCGTAGACTCTGGAATAAGAACACTCTGCCCGCGATAAAGAAAGACTACATGGACAATATATCCAAGTTTGGTATACAGAGAATATTTTGGGACTCATCTGAGCCAGAGATTCAAAGTCTGTATAAGAAATACTATATGGATTACCTAAAAGAACTGTTCTATAAAGAAGACTATGAACAGGTCTTTGAACGCCTATATAACATCATGCCCAAAGAAGAACTATTATCCATACTTAATCAGAAAGATGATGATAGTAACACACTCATAAAATACTTCTCGATGCATGGTGAGCAGTACAGTGATCTCTACAGAGGTCTATATGAAGATGGCGCGCCAAATGGTGCATTGATTCAGCTATCAACTAGGCAGAATGATAGCGGCATTGAGTTCAATGATATATTTGTAGATGGGTATGAGCATACTTTGAAGACTATCAAAAACATATTCGACAGCTATAATGTATCATGGGTAACATTCATGTGCGAGATAACTGATCCTGTCAACTGTATTCAGTTCGAGGCTATATGCAAATACTTCAAGGAGAAGAAGGTGACTGTACATCTCCAGACCTTTGCATCTGATACATATGATTATGTGGACACAATTGAAGTCGTAGCACCTAAACAGCAGACAGAGACAGAAGAAAAGATACAGACTATCATACACAAAGACATTCCAGTAGACTTCAATACACTGAAATCATTTAGGCATACTGATGAAATCAGAACAGTGAAGCCTAAAATGAAAGAGAAAGATCCTGTGTGGTGTGATGCAAGAAAGAGTGGATATTTTTATGTCAGTAGTAACAGTGTGGCATCTCCGTGTGCATTTATTGCGAGAGATGTTATGGAGAATAAATTTTTACCTTATCATCCTATTGACTATCCATTCAATATGCGTTATAATAGTCTTGCTAACTTCACTGTAGGCGAGGTGTTAGATAACAGTGACTTTCAAAATGTGAGCGAACAACTTAAAAGAAGACCTCTAAATGTATGCGTACAGAACTGTGGAAAATGTAAATGAGAGTTAATGTAGTATGCGCCAAATGGGGAACTAAATATGGTCCTCACTTTGTAAACAAATTGAAAGAGATGGCAAAAAGAAATATACCAAGTCAGTTTGACTTTCATTTCTATTGCTACACCGAAGATGCTGTGGGGCTAGATGAAGACGTTAATGTTATTGAATTTCCTGACATACCTGATATTCATCCTAAGTATTGGTTTGGTCGAGATAACTTTAAGTACGGGATGGCGAGATGCTGGGATCGTGCTAAGACTTTTGTTTTCAATACCCATAATTTTGCTAACGACAAGCCTTCTGGAAGATTTATATTCTTTGACTTGGACGTAATCATCCAAGGTGATCTGACACCCATGATAACACACAACATGGAAAGACCCACAAAGATGCAATCTCATTGGCAAGATCCACGCCCAATGAATACTAGAAGATTCAAACTCTCTCATGGTGCATATACAAATGGCTCATGTAAAGTTTGGTCAGACGATCAATGTGAGTGCATTTGGGATGATGTGATAGCAAATCAAGAAAAGATATGGTTCACATACACCGACGGCACTGACAACTATCACTCTTGGAAGTGGGGTCGATATGGTGAGAATCTATGGGATCACTTTCCATCTTGGATGGCATACTCTTGGAATAGAGGTCGATCCTGGGATGAAGATGATTTAACTATTGAGAAGTACAGACCTAATTGCATCGTTTGTGTTTTCAACATTGATCTTCTACCGTTTGAAGATGCAAGTCGCGGAAGCACTAAACAAGATGACTTAGTAAATCCAGAACTATTGGCACACTGGCGATAATATGTTGAATATCTATACAGTTAAATGGGGCAACAAGTATGTTGCTTCTCATGTGAATCAGCTATATGAAACGTGCAAGCAACATATAAGTTGCGATTTTGTACTACATTGTCTAACAGAAGATGCAAAAGATATACATGAAGATATAAAAATTCTTGCGTTTCCTGCTGGCAACAAACTGGTGAAGTGGTGGAATAAAATGTATCTCTTCGATGAGAACATTGTAACACAGAAAGGTGAAAAGTTGTTCTTTGATCTAGACGTTATTCTACAGAAGAACATCGATGATATTGTGAACTATCCATGTGATGACAGCTTGTGCTTCGTGAAGACATTCTGGCACGACCTAGAAACACAATTCAAAGACACACGACATATCAAACACAAATATACAGACCTAAACTCATCTGTTCTTAGATGGAATGACAGTCTAAATAGTAGTGAGATATTCGATTATTTTAATAAGTACAAGTCACAAATATTATGGTATTATCGTGGTCTAGATAACTTCTTTTACAACCGCAGAATAGTAAAGATGAAACTGTTTCCCATAGGTTGGGTCTACAGCTTCAATCAGGGATATATTTATCCACACGACACAGAGAAACATGTGTATCGTGATCTGCCTTACATATGTATTTTTGACTCAATGGGGAAAAGTGAAGATGTCAAGTTCTAAAGAATTAAATTATAATTTT